GTAGAAGTCTCCAACGAAAGGAGACATGTCCAAGTTCTGGCCCATACTATCCAAGCCCAAGGGACCCTGACGACGGATTGGCGACGAAAACTTGTAAGGCGCAAAGCCAAACTTGAGATCATCGACTAGCCTCATAGGGCCCTTACGGGCATAGACAGAAGAACTTTGGACAGGCCGACGAAAAGGATCGACCAAGGTCCCCGAAACATCGGGGATCGTTTTCCCCTGAGCAAGTGGCCGCTCGTCAACGACGAGATAGGGACCCCTTTTGAGGATACCAGCGGCCATAGCGATCTGTGCGGGAGTGATGACATTCTTAAAGTCATCAGGGCATTCCTGGCCCCACCCACCAGCGCTTACAGGCAGGAACAAATTCCTACCTGCCTGTTCAGTCTTGATATCACTGGCATGCAAAGTCAAGTAAGTAGAGAGGATATCCTTCCCCTTTGCCCCACTGGCACCTCGCCACACCTCGGAAATTACCGTAATATGTGGAGCGAGGGCAGCAGGAGACGACTCTTCTTCGGGAGCATGCTCCCCGAGCACCTTATGTTGTCCAAAGTAAAGTCCAGTGTTAAGGAACTTCACCAGGAAAGGTGTCGCATTAATATCTAAAACATTGTAGTCAATAGAAGTCGAATTTACGTTCGCATACCGCCCGTGAAGATACGCCTTGCCTGGAGACATCTTGAGACCGACCTGTTCTCCGAAGAGAACATGTCGGTCCCACTCTGCCTTTGTGGCCTTGTAAAGTGCATCATCCCCATTAATGAGGATCGAGCGGAGGATTTTCCAGTAGTGACCCAAAAGAACGGTCATACCAAGAGTTCCCTTCTTGACACGCAAAATTAGCGCAAGATTCGCAAGACAGAGAACGAGAAAAGAGAGCGGGGACCCCATCAGCTGACCATTCACCTGATCAACCGGTGGCACAGGCTCCTCATCCCCAACTTTGGGATAGGAGACCCGGTGCGGGGCAAGGACCAACAACATAAGCTTAGTGAAAAGCGGGTTGAGGGGCGCAAGCCCTACAAGGAGTCGAGATAGGATCGCTGCAGAAAGCGCAGCCCAGAGCTCGTCTGTGGCAGAAGAATAGTCAATCGAGGCCCACAGCTTCGGGTCGTCGAGAATCGCCTGCTTAATACAGTCGAACTCGCCGTCCTCCAGCTGAAGGTCAAGATTAGCCTTCTCCTCAATCTCCGACCACTCGGAGGACTCCTGTATATCCACCAAGTCGGTCACCTGTAAAGGGCGGCCGATAAGGCGGAAAACAGGATACTTCTTCATCAGACCATGCAATACCTTTTGCAGAGGTCTCGCCAAGTAATATGGAACTGCCGGACCTTTGGTTATGGTCCTCACTTTAAAAGGCTCGATGACCGCTTCACAGCGGGCGTCGAGGCGTTCCAGAGCCGCAAATTTCGGCCACTCCCTAGCAAGAGCCTCAGAAAAGGCATGCTTGTCTCCTTCGTAGAAGGTCTCACTTGTAACGACCTCTTCCCCCAACTTATCGTTGACAAGGGAGAGGCCTGGGGTGTGAGACATACCCCGTAGGTCTTTTCGCTGAAAGACCCGAGACGGATCACTGATATCCGCCTCGTCCCCGAATGTTTCGCGGAATAGCGCACCTTGCTGACCACCCTTCTTCCGTGATGACTCAACGGAAGCCCGGGAGGATGCCACATGCTCAAGAGATGTGGGATCCGACCAGTGTGAGGATAGTCGCTTGGTGAGCCCTTTCTCGAGACGCTCGAGGAGGGGCTCTAGCAGCTCCATCAATTCTGCTAGTACCGCCCCAGAGTCGGGCGAGGACTGAATAGGCAATGCAGTAGACATTTGCAGTCGGTGTTTCAGATAGGTCGCATACACGATACCTAGAGACATCGGCGCCGCAGCCCGCTTTGCCTGGAGGAAAGAGAACCATAGGTGTACGTTCTTTCTCGAATAAACGAGACGAGCACGCATCCACCGACGGAACCTTCCCTTCCAGGCGAAGTGGTCAGGCGCGGCCGGAGGCGAGTTCTTCAAGAGAACCGCCATTGGCCACAACAGCAAAAACTTTGCACGTTTCAGAAAGACCCCTTCATCGGGAACCGAGAGGTACATGCTCACCTGCTTACGCATCGAACATATCACACTCTCTGGAGCCCCATGGTGGCTGACAACTAGGATCAGCCCACGAAGGATCATTTTGACCCTGTTTTCCATTTCCGTGTCAAGCACGGCTGCGGATGGTCGTTCCGCAGGGGGGGCTAGTACCCCCCAGTCATTCCGAGTTGGTAGTTCACGAGCTCGAGGCCTTCCCTTATGGGATTTTCCTCGTTGTCCCGGACGGCGACGCTCTGCCCGGCTGCCCGAGAGAGGAAGCTCTCCCATGTCTTCCATAGTCTTACGACACGGAGGGCCTGGGTAGAGTTAATCTTCGGG